GGCAGTTTAATAAATCTATCATCATTAAACTGCATAAGAGATTCGGATAAAATATCCTTTCTTGAAATGTCTATCATTTAGTGTATTGTTACTTCTTCAAATAATTCGTTATCGGGTTCGTCTAAAAATTGTCTATCCTCACATATATTATGTAGATAAATAAAACCTGCACAGAGTTCTGCTAACTCCTGCTCTTTTCTATTTAATTGATCTTTTTTGTTTAAGTATTCTAATATTGTTGTACTTTTTGATTGTAGATCATCAATCCAAAAATCTCTAGTATTCTTTTTACCACTCATCGTTTTCTCCTTTTAAGACCTCTTGTAAATTTTTGTGATTTAGGTGGCATCTTTGTAGAACCTCCCTTTCCTGCCCACAAAAATTTATTTGCCCAAAATGCTGGGGAAGATTTGCCTTTTGCAATATTTTTACGATGTCTTGCCTTAAAACTTCTTCTAGCTTCAGGACTATAATTATGTCCCATGCCTTGTGCACCAAAGCGGAGTATTTTAAGTTTGCCGTTTACTCTTGTAGCAACAACAGCTTTCTTAGTTTTATGATTAGGAGTAAATTTAGGTTTATTTAATTTAGTTAATCCTGCTCTCTTTAATCTTGCTTTTTCCGCTTTTGTTAGTGCCATTTATCTTCTCCTTCTACCAGGGAATCTTGCTTTTGGTGGATTCTTTGTGCTACCGAATCTTGGACCAATAGCTTTTGGAGGTGCTGCATAAAATGCTCCAGGGCTATATGGGCTTTTAGTATTTACTAATGTTCCAGCCGCTGCATTCATGTCTCTAGTTATTCCTCTCTTTAATTTATGTTTACGAATCTTTTGTGTACTATGTACTCCAGTAGGTCCGCTTAAAAAACCGCTTGTTCTAGCTGCCATTTTTTCTCCTCTTCAATGCTCTACGATATGCACCGTGAGAGCTACCTGGCATAAATCTCTTGGCTTTTCCTCTGCCATGAGCATGTATGCCTCTTAATCCTAATCTACGAGCTGCTTTTCTTGCAGGCCCCGCAGTCTTATATACGTGTTTGTTTCTTAAAAACGCTGCATGTTTCCTTTTGTTTAACATTTATTTATCCACAGCAAGTGCAACTACAGCATTTACAACATTTACATTTTGCCATATTATTTACTCTTTCTCTTAGCCTTTACCATCTTATCTTGTATGTCTACTTTTCCATCAAAGTTTACATCTTGAAAAGTGATAATATACCAAATTTTCTTTAAAAAATTTATCATCTTTTTCCTAAACGTCCTCGTTTCTTTTTGCCAGATTTTCTTTTTATTAGACCTCTAGCTTTTAGTCTAGCCATAGCAGTAGCTCCAATCTTTTCACCTCTGCGATGTTTTGCTAACATCTTTTTTAGATGTGCTGACATAGTACGAGTTCTAAATCTTAGTTTAGCCACGTCTTTTCCTCTTTAATGCTTTTTTACCTA